AACTCCGATGGATATCCGTTCGTAAAGGTCCGCGTAGTCTCTGAACGTGTTCCGCAAATTGGAGACAAGTTCAGTTCTCGACACGGTCAGAAAGGAACCGTTGGAATGCTTCTGAATGAAGAGGATATGCCGTTCACAGGTTCAGGTCTTCGCCCGGATCTCATTATGAATCCACACGCTGTTCCTTCACGTATGACCATTGCACAGCTGATGGAATGTATCTTCGGTAAGATTTGTGTACGCAAAGGAACCTTAGGGGATGGAACACCGTATTCACACTTGAAAGTGGATGAACTACGAGCTCAAATGCTAGAGCTGGGTATGCATTCCTACGGTAATGAGATTCTGTACAACGGACAGACTGGTGAAATGATGAAGGCTGAAATCTTCATGGGACCAACCTTCTACCAGAGATTGAAGCACATGGTGATTGATAAGAAACATTCACGTGCTCGAGGTCCGATTGTCAGTTTGACTCGTCAGCCTTGCGAAGGCAGGTCTCGTGATGGTGGTCTTCGTGTTGGAGAGATGGAACGTGATTGTATGATTTCACACGGTGCATCTGCCTTCACTAAAGAACGATTGATGGATGTATCCGACCCATTCATGACCGGTATTTGTAAAACATGCGGCACTCTCGCAGTCGTCAATCCACAAGAAGGATTGTACTCTTGTGGATCCTGCGGAAACAAGACCGATTTCGTTCAGAAGACTATTCCGTATGCAATGAAGTTATGGATGCAGGAACTTGAAGCCATGCACATTGTACCTCATATGGTCATGGAATGATTGCGATATAGTCTTGAATTGAAGTTCGACGGAAATTCAAAGCGCAGACTGAACATACAATTGCGATTCCTGCGATGATTCCTGTAACTGCAACGGCGATTGTGACGTCTTCGTCCATTCTTCCTTTTTGATTGATGCGTATAAATAGTAATCTGAATAAAGTGTAATTGATGGAGTGTGAAACAGTGATTGAACCCGGTACTCCTTTACCTTCAGAAAAGGGAGTCGTTCTTGCAGTGTACGCACATGGCGGTGTAACAGCGGCTCGACAAGATGGATACTATCAACAACTAACACTTCCAGAGAACGTACGTCTTGTATTCTTCTATGATCCGAGACGAATGGATACCTGTGCAGCCATCAACATTAACGGAGTTCCTGAAACGATTAAGAAGAATGCAGGAGAACGCTACTTGTTTAAACAAGGATGCACCTATACATCGTTTCCTAAATTAGAGTACTCATTCAATGACCCAGAGGATCCGCAAACAATGGGAATACGTCGAGAGAATGGAAGTATTGTTTCAACAGAGTTATTCAATCGTGGAAAGCTCTATCCATTGTTAGAGGTTATCACTCAACTGTCTACTTCGTATGCCGGTCAAGGAGTGATTACACTCTACTTTTTTGCATGTGGGGCACGTTCGGATACCAGATCGACTGAAACCGTAGACTTATTCCATATCAAAGCAGGTAAACGTAAATCTCGTAGACGACGTAACAAAAAACGGCATACACATCGGCGGCGGTATCGTAAGTAAGATGTCCTTAGAAGTTGTGATGGGTCCTATGTTTGCTGGAAAAACCTCCTACGCGCTTAGCCTTGTACGTAAGTATACTGCACAAGGCTTGCGTGTTCTTATTGTGAAACCATCGATTGATACGCGATTTGATAACCTAGATGAAATCACCACTCATGACGGAGATTCACTTCCATGTTATACAACCGTTACATTGAATGGTCTGACTGCAGATTTCTTATGTGATTTTTCGGTCATCATTTTAGATGAAGCTCAGTTCTTTCAAGGATTAGTTCCATTTGCAGAATTTGCAGTGGATACACTTCATAAAACCGTCTACTTTATTGGACTCAGTGGAGATTCCAATCGCCGTCCATTCGGTGAGTTTTTGAATGTGATTCCACTTGCAGACCGTATCACTCATCTTTCTAGTTTATGTCTTTGCGGTCAATCTGCACATTTCTCACGTCGTATTCGCTCTGGTTATGACCAGATAGCAATCGGGGGTGCAGAATTATATGTTCCTCAATGTCGTTTATGTTACCTTCATAAGTAGAAGTGTTCACGTGAAACTGTTTGAAATAGGTCTGGTTTTCCATGATTGAAAGCTGCAATGGATTGTTCATCGGGTCCTTCGACTGCAATGGGCCACATCAATGTATCACGACGACATCCTAGAATTGGATCAAACATCACCCAATCTGTAATGAAATGTGATTGGTACGGAATGGATACATCATCCACTTCAAAGATCTTACAGAACTTGGCTGCCCATTCGCGTGTAATCATATAGCACTGTGCACCCCATGGATTTGAAACACCTACATTACGGATTAAAATATGTCCATTCGTATGGTAATGATCTCCATTAGGAATGTTGATGTACCCAAGTGAAAGAATGTCTGTATTTCCTTCCATCATATATGGAATCAATGCCTCTACAACCTCATTGAAGGCTTTGTGAAACCTCACATCATCTTCAATAATGATTCCTAACGGTTCTCCAGAATCAACCAATGCTTGCATACATCGAATATGTCCAAGTGTGGCTGCAAACCCGGTTGGATAGGATGTTTCTCGTGCGAAACAGGTGGCTCCGCGACGTACGACCTCTGGATCGTCTTTAAGAGGAGATTGAACCAATACAAGATCCAGGTTTAGAGGTGCTGCGGCAGCTTTGAGACGTTCGCCGCGACCGGGGTCACAGTTGACTGCGTAGATGCGCATTTTAATGAAGGGTCGCCGAGCCTGTAGATAGTTTTTTTCTGGCTGTGCTTTTTTCTTGCCTTGTATCATACAAGCGAAATGGGTGGTGGTCTTCTTCAATTAGTCTCGTATGGTGCGCAGGATATCTATATCTCAGGTAACCCCCAGATTACTTTCTGGAAGGTTTTGTTCAAGCGTCACACAAACTTCGCAATGGAGTCCATTGAGGTGACCTTCAACGGACAGGCTGACTTCAACAAGCGTGTTACGGCTATCATCAACCGTAACGCCGACTTGATGTTCAGAACCTACATCCAAGTGGTTCTCCCAGCGGTCCAGCTCGATGCTTCCAACAACCCTGCAATCAACCGATTCCGTTGGTTGAACTACATTGGTCACCGCATGATCAAGACGGTTGAGCTCGAGATTGGTGGACAACGTATTGACAGACAATACGGTGACTGGATGCAGATCTGGACTCAATTGACCCAGGATTTGGGAACAGTTAAGGCTCTCGATGAGATGATTGGTAACACCCATGACCTTGTCTTGATGAAGGACCGTAGGGGTTATGCATTGGATGTTTCCTGCGCGGGTGCTGAGTTGACCAACTCTTGCGCTCCTCGTGCCGGTACACCTGCACGAACCCTCTACATCCCTCTCCAGTTCTGGTTCTGCCGAAACCCTGGTCTTGCAATCCCATTGATTGCTCTCCAGTACCACGAGGTCCGTATCAATGTTGAGTTCGAGCAGTTTGTTAACTGCTGCTATTATGAGTATGCAGCTACTTACAGTGCACTCCCCACTGCAATCCAGTCATTGACTGCTGCCTCCCTCTACATTGACTACATCTACCTCGACACTGAAGAGCGACGACGATTCGCCCAACAGACCCACGAGTATTTGATTGAGCAACTCCAGTTCACTGGTGCTGAGTCCATCACCTCCTCCTCCAACAAGATCCAGCTCAACTTTAACCACCCGGTGAAGGAGCTTGTCTGGGTGTGCCAGCGTGATTCCTTCGTGGACTGCTCTCAACCTGCTCCTACATGGATTCAGGAGGTCAACGGATGCCAGCCATTCAACTACACAGATGACTTCACCACTGAGGGTGTTATCATGGATGTCCTCGCCCGAGGTGCATTGGGTGGTGCCGGTTCAGGTCTCGTTATCCCAACGGTCGGTGTTGAGGGTCCTTCAGGTCCTTACCTCCCAGGTCTCGGTATCCAGGTTGGTCCTTCTCTTGCTGGTTCCTCTTGGTTGGACTCCAACTTTGGTACATCTACCAACGACCAACTCTACCTCTTTGAGGACACAACCAACTACCTTCTCGCCAAGGTTATCCTCGATTCCGGTACGCGATGCTCAGGTAAGACTCCTACTGAAGTCGCCAAGCTCCAGCTCAACGGACAAGACCGATTCACTGAGCGCGAGGGCCGATACTTCAGCTTCGTGCAACCATACCAGCACCACACCCGAACACCTGCAGCACCAGGTATCTGCGTGTACTCCTTCGCGCTCAAGCCCGAGGAGCACCAGCCTTCAGGCACATGCAACTTCTCCCGTATCGACAAGGCGACCCTTCAGCTCACGGTCTCCGTCAACACGGTGCGCTCCGGACGCACAGCTCAGGTGCGAGTTTACGCCGTCAACTACAACGTGCTCCGCGTGATGAGCGGTATGGGCGGTCTAGCCTACAGCAACTAAACGTTAAAACTTAAAACCAAACCATTAAACCACAAATGAGAACGAAAATTCGTTCTGATTAGCGGTATAAATACGTATTTCTGTAATAAATGAACTTCTGTTTCGGACCAATGAGTCGTTCGGTAGTTGATTCAGTCATCGAGTATGCGAATATTCATTCCAAACCAATGATTCTTATTCCAAGTCGTCGTCAGGTTGATTGGAATGGTGGGTATGTTGGATGGACAACCGCTGAGTTTGCTACATATGTTCGTACTCGTACGTCACATGTTCGTATTGAACGCGATCATGGTGGACCTGGTCAGGGGACTTATGATGATGATGGGTTTGAGTCGCTCGCTGCGGATTGTAAGTATCTTGATATCATTCATATCGATCCTTGGAAGAAGTATCCTCGTTTCGAAGATGGACTTGAATGGACTGTTAAGATGATTGAGTACTGTTATAATCTGAATAAATCAATACGTTATGAGGTTGGTACTGAGCAAGGAATTCGCCCGTTTGAAGTTGATGAACTTAGCAGCTTGATTTCCAGTCTTAAGGAGTTACTGGCTCCGGAGATGTTTGCACAAATTGAGTTTATTGTGATTCAATGCGGTACTCAACTCATTGAAAAGAGCAATTGCGGTGAATTTGATGATTCGAAACTTTCTAATATGCTTTCGATGGTCGCATCCTATGGAAAGAAGGCAAAGGAACACAATGGTGATTGGGTTACCATGGATACAGTTCATCGCAAGATGGCGCTTGGATTAGAGTATATCAATATTGCACCTGAAATGGGAGAGATTGAAACAGCTGAGATTCTCAAGACACTAAGTGATGTAGACCGGGAGACAATGTTTCAAATTTGTCTCGCTTCGGAGAAGTGGAAGAAATGGGTAACCAATGAATTTATTCCAAACGACAACAAAGAGAAGTTAACTCTTATCTGCGGACACTATGTTTTTGCATACCCAAGTTTTCAGGCTATTCGCGTGATGTATCCGGATATTAAAGTAAACGTAAAAGAAAGACTTCTCGCTAAAATAACTGAACTTCATGTATGATAGAAATGCAATGAGAATTGCTATTTGTTTCTTTGGTCAAATCAGAACAGGCGGTGTAAATGCATTACCTAACATTATACGATATATCGGAGACCTCCGTTCAAAGTGTGATATATTCGTTCATACATGGGATATTGAGTCTCTTGGTACAGGTCATTGTTATCAATTAGCTGAAGGTCCTGATCCTACCGATGAACATTGGTTCAAAGGTAAGTCTGCAAACCGCGAAGCAATTAATCGGTTCTATTCTACTCTTCATCCTAGAGTCATGCAGGTAGAAGAGTTTAACCTTCAAGATACTCTCAATAAATGGGGAGGACGACGATTTGATCCCGTTTCACAGAGGTGGAATGTTGGACTTTGGCGAAGTGTTCAAGAGTCAAATAAGATGAAAATGGAATATGCTACAAAGAACAGAATTGAATATGATTACACATTGATCATGCGAACCGATTTCGTATTCAGTCCAGAGAAGAGTCTATCTGCTGATATTGCAGAGATACCTGATGATAAGACTCTACTATTTGGTGACTTTTATAACGTGTTTCCTTCATGGGGACACACTCGTTTAGAAGATACGTTCTGGATAGGGCGAACAAATGTATTAGATAAATTTGCCTTCTTCTCTGATCATTATTCAAATACTGTAGGTAACATCAATGAACCGTCTGATCCTGCCTATAGAGATTGGCAATTGTATGCAGCAAAATGGGTTATTAGGGACCTTGGTTTTTCATTTCGTCCGTTATCAAATAGTACAATGCGAGTATATTCTCTGATTGATTTAGAGAACAACGTAGATCCTCTTAATCCAGGGTTTGGTAATCCACCCGGTACGTTTGGACGAAAACGATAAACTAATTCATATTTGTAATGATATTTAAGGGAGGAAAGTTGTCAGTGTACAGAAAGCCAGTAGTCTTACCACAGCCTCAATTGATTGCTCATCGTTCTAAACGAGTCGCTATCTGTTTTTATGGACAAACAAGACCAGGCTCTATATATGCAATTCCAAATATACTTCGTTATATTGGTGATATTCGTTCTGAATGTGATATCTTCATACATACATGGAATGAACAAACACTTGGAACATCATACTCAAAGCGGATAGAAAGCGGAGCAGACCCAACAGATGATACATGGCATACAGCAACTCCAGTGATAACTAATACATTTGATATGTTGTTTGAAGCGTATGAGCCACGTGTAATGGAGGTTGAAGAGTATTCATTACAGAAAACTAAAAATACATGGGGTGGACGTCGATTTGACCCAGTTTCTAACCGTTGGGATGTAAGCATGTGGAGAAGTATTCAAGAATCAAATAGACTCAAAATGAAGTATGCATTAAAAAACAGTCTAACATATACTCATACAGTCATACTTCGTAGTGATTTTGTATTTGAACCTGGTAAATCGTTACTTGACGATATAAATCAAGTGACCAATGAAAATACATTACTCTTCGGCGATCATATGGGTGTTTGGCCAATGTATGGTTTGAAAAGAATAGAAGAGGTTATATGGATAGCACATACAAATGTTATTGACAAGGTTGCGTTTTTCTCAGACTATTACAGCTCAACAGTAACTAACATGGATAACCCGTCTGAATCTGGATATAAAGACTGGCAGTTCTACGCAGCAGAATGGATTGTACATACATTGAATTTTACGTTTCGACCCATTACAAACAGTGTAATGAGACCTTACACACAAATTGATAGAGACAATTCAATAGATCCTCTAGACCCAGGATTTGGGAATCCGCCGAGTCGGTTCGGATACATGCGTTAAGAAATAACGATTAACATAGATATGAATAGGTAATGACTCCATACACATTACGAACATCCTGTCTAATTTGTAAGAGCAGCGACCTATCTCCGGTTCTAGGTTCAGATACTAAGACATCTCTTTCTCTTGGTATGTATGAAACTATCTATTCGAATGCATTTTTCGTTCCTTATAACGTACTGCGTTGTGCGAACTGTAAGACATATCAAACCAAGTATCTAGGTGATTTAAAACTTGTTTATGCAAAAAATCACGTCGATGCATACGGTTCTGTAAAGACGAACATGCATACCCGATTCACGAAGTTCATCACAAAAAATACTGATATCACTGGTATCATAGAGGTTGGACCTGCTACAGATATTCTTGCAAATGAGATTCTCAATGATGCAAATCGTAACCTACCATACTCCGTTGTAGATCCAGACTTTAACGGTGATCGTTCTAGAGTGAAAGTATACGATACATTTATTGAAGATATTGATTTTGATACAGTTGAAGGTAATACAGTTGTAATGAGTAATTTATTTGAACATCTATATCATCCAATGGACGTTATTGATAAAATACAACGTCATACTAATAATAAGTACATCTATCTGAACCATCCTAACTTCGATCATGCATGTAAAAATGATATGTACGTTCTTTTGAACATTGAGCACATCTTCTATATTGAGAATGATTTCGTTCTCAAGATGTTCAATAGATTTGGATATACATGTGTAGAGCAAGAGAATTATGAAACACATACCCTGTTATTCAAGTTTGAACGAACTCATAATCCAGTACACCTACCTATCGAAAACATGACTTCAGATAGTGATATTTCTAGATATTTTGAACGTATGAACTCTCGTGTGACGGTAATCAATAAACTTCTTCAGGAAACTTCGAACAAGGTGTTTATGTGGCCTGCATCCATACACACAACATCGCTTTTTACCGGTGGACTTGACTATACTAAACTTGGTGGTTTACTAGATAATTCGCCGACGAAGATAGGTAAGTTTTTCTACGGTTACAATCTCGAATGTTTCAGTCTTAAGGATATAATGGATACTTGTGATAAGAATACAACAATCATTCTAGGTGGTTCAGATTGTTACCTTAAAGAGCTTGAGTTGAATACAACGAATGCAACTATCATTTACTTAAAGGACTTGTAACCAGATAAATGGAACCTAAAACCGTGTTTTGTGATATTGACGGTACATTGCTTACTCATACAGGCGATATCACAAAGAACTATTACGATACAGCCCCGGCTCTTCCAGGTGTACTGGACTCAATTCGCGCATGGGATAGGGCAAACTATCACATCGTTCTCACAACAGGACGTAAAGAATCCACTCGAGCTGCAACTGAACGTCAACTAGCTAATTCTGGAATTGTCTACGATGTTCTTCTAATGGGTCTTCCAAATGGCGATCGGGTGGTTATTAATGACCGCAAAACTAAAGGAGCTCGTAATACTGCATATGCTGTGAATGTTGTTCGAAATAAGGGACTTGAGAAGGTAGACCTATCTTCTAGCGATGTTACAGTGCCCGATTCGGTCCGGTTCACACGTGTTGAAAAGCCATGGGGATATGAGGAGTTACTGGAATGCAATGATAAGTATGTTGTGAAGAAGCTCTTTATGACAAAAGGTAACTCATGTAGTCTTCAGTATCATGAACTAAAGAAGGAGACGATTCTCGTTCTTTCAGGCCTACTTTTGATTACGATTGGAGATACTAAGAAAGAGTACCGGTTTGGAGAATCTGTTACAATTCCACCCTATACAGTTCACCGAATGGAAGCGCTTGAGGATTCGTTATATACTGAAACATCAACCAATGAACTATGGGATGTTGTACGACTTCAAGATGCATATGGTCGCAGTTGAAGAAATAGGTTAAACTTTGCAAAGAAGAATAAGAATACTTGAAGACGACCTGTATACAGAGGAGCCATGTTTAACCATATGATTGACATCAATAGTTTCACTTTCTTTAGATCCCAACCACTCTGAACGACAAATTGGTCAAACTCATCCAGTTGTCGTATCAACATATAATTACACTTGAGATCCACGATGATATCATCTCCTTCGTGAATTTCAAAGAGACCATTTGTAATGTTCTTATGATTGAATATGATATTATGTCTTAGTTTCGCGAGGTCATAGTACATATCTCCATACTCTAACTGGTCACCGAACTCATGTCTCCAGTCAATTAATGTATATCCATTTGATGTCTTAATGATGTTATCTAAAATGAAATCACCGTGAAACCTGTAAAAAGTGTTTGTAGTCAACTCCGAAAAGTTAACATTTGCAAGTAGTGAAAAAATACTACCAACATGAAGACCATTCACAGTAAGCTTATCTAGTGTCTTTATATCACGCACCCGGTTGAACGTTTTTTCCTTATAGAACGTCATACATGTAGTGCGAAACCGTTCATCCACTTGTGGATTGACCCATAACGTATTTTTCGCCCATGTAAGAAGATTGATAACCTCTCCATATTTCATATATTCAGAGAGAATGGTTCCATTTACAAACTCCATCATCATAAAATGGTCTGTAGCGCCAAGAATACGAGGAGTTCCTGGTATATGCACACTGCGTTGTACACGCTTCTTATTTGTGTCTCCATTTGCACAGAACTTGATTACGCGATCAGGAAAAAAACATAGTGATTCATCGTTCTTCTCAAGGATGTTATGAGTTGGTGGGAATGCTTCTCTAGTCTTTTTATAGCTTCCAATATTACCAGTATCGTAAAAGTCATGAATTTGGTATGAAACAAATATACCATTCTCAACCATGCGTTGTAAAGCATGCACATCACTAAGTGAATTAGATGGTTCACACGATGCAAGTGCATTCCAAAATGCAGTATAATCTTCAATATGCGAAACGCCAATGTAGGAATACTTTCCATTAGCCCCCTTCATATAGACATCTGTCACTGTTTGCTCTTCAACATCAACACTTGCATAGGATAGTGTATCCGTTGTTGTCGATACACACATGACGTTTCCAGCGGTTGTAGGAGGTTTTGTGATAATCGTGTCACAACAGTGAAATGTAAATGGACATTGTAAAAAGTCACGAGCATGTAAGATTGAGTAGCCTAGACTTGTACCCGGTCCTTCAAATTTATCAACAACAACAAAGTTGAAGTTTCTTGTTGGGTATGCTAAGGTAAGAAACTCACGTACAAGTTCACCCTTATGACCTAGAGTAACAATGAACGTAGTGTCTTCAGGATATAGTTCTATAATACGACATATAGCTAGTTTATCACCAACAGTGACAAGCGACTTATTCGTATGTTGTGTTGCACGCTGTAATCGACTTCCCGTCCCGCTCGTTGGTAGAAGTACCTTCATTGATAAAAATTGAAGGAAAGAATTGAAGACATTTATACTCAGTGCCTATAGGCATGTAGTCACGAACTCTACGAATGATTTCGGATGAAAAATTCCAAGCCAGAATTACGATCAATAGCTTCTTTCCTATGTATGCCTTAAGGTGGTCATGACTAACAACTTCAATATGTGTTCCGGCAGTATACTTTCCATGTTTTAGAGTTGAGTCGTCTACAATACATTCAGGTGCGTAAGGACTTGGTTTGGAATCAAATACATAGTTCAGAAATACATTCCCCTTTGCAGCCGCTCCATAACCAATGATTGAATAACCATTTGAAACATGTTCCTTCAGGATCTCAAGACTTTTATCTTTGAGCTTCTCGACTGTAGTCTTATACTCAGCGTAGAAGGGGTCTGAATATAGACCTCTTGTGATTTCGTCCTTGAGACCAAGTAACTCTGGAACTATAAAAATACCCTTCTTGATTTCAAAAACATACGATATACCGTGAATATGAGTCTTATATACATTGACTACCGTACAACCAGCATTTTTGGCTGCGGTCATCATGGATTTAATGGTGAAAAATGATACGTGTTCATGATAGATTGTATCAAACTCGTTATTAGCGTACATATTTGCCTGTGAAGTCTGAACTACTAAGAGCGTATTCATATCCATTACCGATGCGCACGTTTGAAGAAACCCAACTGGGTTCGTCACATGTGCAACCACGTTTTCCGCAACAATCAGATCGAGTTGTACACCATTTACGATTGTAGTAGGTTCAACACCCCAAAACTTAGACTCAACAATATGACCATTTGCACGAGCACGAGCTATCTGGTTTGTAGCCGGATCAATCCCATACGTTTTCCATCCAAGTGCCTTGAATTCATCTAATTGATATCCATCATTACAGGCTAGTTCTAGTACTGTACGGTCTTTCTTATCGATTCTGTGACTATAGGTCTCTGCGAAAGTCTTGAAGTAGTTACGAAGTGTTGTTGATGTTCCGCTTTCATAAATGTAATTACGAAAAAGGACACTCCGGTCGATAAAGTAACTTAGTTGCGTATGTGTACAATACTTACATCGATATACATGAAGTGGATAGGTTTCGACAATGTCTGTTTTTTTCGTAAAATTGTTCGCAAGAGGTTGGTTTCCTAAATCAAGAACTGATAGTAGTCCAGTATTGCGACATATTAGACACTTTTCATAGTATCCAATCGGAGTGCTTATTCTCCGTATAAACATATCTTTGTTCATAACGTATTCTAGATGAATCGTATCTTTAGTTCCCATGAATGTATACCCAAAACGATTAGCGAATTTATCACATTTCATTTTGAATCCAGTGTCCATTGATGATGTTATAACGCTCACTCGTGATTGTGTTTTTTCAGCTACAGTGATTCCAATATGCCCAATAGTATCATTGAACGAACCAATGTTAAATACATCTGGATTCTTAAGTGAATCGCGTTTAAAAATCATACATTGAATTGCAGTTATCAAATCTTTATACCATAAGATACATCTCCATGCAGTTGGGTTCAAAATAGACACCTCATTAAATGAAAACGCTGCATAGTAAAGTCCATTGTACAAGAGTTCAGGACGAACATTAGGTGACTGACCAATTACAGTTCCCATTCGTAGACCAATAGTACGTTTACCGAGAGCAGTGACAGCCCTTTCGCGCGCTAACATAACTGTCTCATAATTTTGAAGACCTGTCTCATTAATCGGTTCAGATTCTGTAGTGATCTGTTGATTATAGTATAATGACCCGGTTGAAGCATAAATACAAAGTTGACTATCATCAAGTTTCTCAACTAACTTTACAAGCTCAGTTACGTTTGCATCGTATAATGTAGGATAGTCCATTCGTTCACATTCAGTCTTTCGTGAGATACCTGCAAAATACAATATGATATCAAATCCTTTAACGTCTATTTCACTTGCCTTTATTTGTTTATGAGGCGGGTACATACTTGGATTCGCAGTGTCAAAACATTCAATGTTATGATGTATTAAATCATCGTGTAACATTGACCCAATATACCCGCATGCCCCGACGATAGCGATACGCATTACGATTATTTGCGTTTAAAAATAGACCCTTATTACGCACTAAACATTAATGGTTGACCTTTTGTTATCTGTATTTATTACCAGTCAAAGGGCAAATGTACCTTGGAATTTAGGAAATCGGTATGACCGGTTAGATGTGTTTAAGTATACTCTTAAAAGCTATTCTCGTATGAAGTGGGATACAGTCAACTTGTTCGTTGAATTAGATACTGAATTTATACCTAGAGCCAATGAACTATGTTTGTATGTCATAGAACTCTTCGGTACACATAACGTTAGACTCCAGTTCAACCGGTTTACTAAACAACATGAATGGATCAATTTTTTCAGATTTGTATACCCATCCAATGAAGACCGTTTAGTTTGGTTCAGTCAATGTGATGATCATGTATTTATTGATTTCAATCTCGATATTGTCAACGAAGGATTTGAACTTCTTAAGGCAGATAAGAGTAAGTATAAGTCCTTATATTATTCACATTGGCCGGAGATTTTACCGTTGTCTGGAAAACTGGGAAATCAAGAACGTGTTGGAAATTACGTTAAGTTCAAAGCTACGTTAGCGGACGCGATTCAAGTGTTTAACTTAAACTACCTGAAATACCTCTTTACCCAACTAGATTGGCGTGGACGAGAGTTTAAGAAGATTGATATTCTCGTATTGCAAAAGTCTATTTGGTGCGATCCTAAACGTATAGAAGATTACAGTCCAGATATCGCATATTATCTAGATGACCTACAGACGATCTATGTTCCTCTACGTGAGTTGGCTCGCCATTTTGACGGGTATATCCATGTTGGAATTCAACATGGTGAAACCGATGAATTCCCTCTTATAAAATTACCTCATGAAGTCAATGATTATTCACGAACACCTGAAATGATACGAAGACAAATGCGTATTCCTCATTCATCTTCATGGACTAAAGGAAATACGTTCATTGTACCCGATGAGTGGATTGAACGAACAATTGCATTATATTCACATCGTAATGAACTACATAGTATATTAACTACGTCCTATGAGTGTTATGGTAAAGGTGTTCAGTTCATGAGAGAGAATCTAGAAGCAATCATTGCACAAACCTATCGCCCATTACAATGTGTCGTTTCGGACCATAGCAAGGATACTGAGATTGAAGACATGATTAAAACACTTGACCCAAAAGGTGTAGATATTGTGTATGTTCGTTACTCTGAGAACTATGGTAATGCCGGTGAAAACTGGAACAATGCTCTCAAGTATGCAACTGGAAAAACACTACAATACAACTGTATGGACGAGCGACTTGCCCATCCAAATGCTATCAAAGATGCGCTCGAATTTATGAATGACACAAAGTACCAATGGATCGCAGTTGCACAGATTACTGAACCGAAGAATACTATATATGTTCCGTATTGGAATCCATATATGATTACAACAAATACACTCTCTGGACCTACTGCAGTGATTATTCGCGATACTCTAAAACATATCACTCTAGATCCCCAGTTTTTCTACTTTATAGATAGCGAATGGTACTATCGTCTTTGGAAGGTCGCCGGTAAGCCAGCTATTTTTAACAGAGTATCGTATATTGGACGAATTCATGACCTTCAAATGACGAACACGTTTAGTACTCCTGAACGTATCAAACTTGAACGAACACGATTAAATGAAAAGTATGGACCCATTCTGCCGCTAGCGTAATCAGAGAGTATCCTTCAAAAGTAACACCATATCATCCCCCAGTCAACCATGGACTGCATTTGATTAAGATGTTCTTTAAGAGAGGAATATGTATGTTCAAATGTAGTTGGACGATATGTATAGTCATCTCCATTTTGTATGTGGAAACGGTCATATCCAAGCGATTCAAGATGGTCAATACATTGAAAGGTTTCAGGATTCCACTCAGCCGCCCATTCAAAACATAACAGTTTAGCTTTCTTTGTCAATGAACGAATGACTCTATTTTCAGCTCCTTCTACATCGATCTTAAGAAGGTCTGGAACTCCATATGTATCCACTAACTTATCAAGAGTTATACTGTTCACTGTGATTTCTTGATATGGACTATAACAATTATACGGTGAATTAATACCAAAACGAGACCGTGGATCTTCTAACCATCGTTTATCCAACGTTGAAAGTGTATCGCTTTTTGATTGATAAAATGTAACAGTCTTTTCACTTGAATCTGATACTGCATAGTTTATACATGTAATGTTCCTATCTTGAGTGTTCTGTTTCAACACTTGATAGGTCGTAGGTGATGCCTCTACCGCTATGATGGATGTAGTTGTAGTTACATTAGCGAGTGCCCAATTACCGGTACTAGCTCCGATATCAAAGAATAGCGTTTCCATTATCTATGAACGTACACATGTATGTATATCACATCTAGTGTAATGTTAGCTATTATAAATAGTTAGTTAAACCAAAAAGTAAAGGAGGTTTATTTATAGTTAAATGAAAATAGGTAATTGAATTGTCATGACCCGGTGCATTGAAGTTAGCAGACTGAAAGAACGATGGATACTTATTCGCTAGAATTCGAAATTTAGGTTGAATTCGGGTGATTGCAATGTCTGTATGACCCATTGCAACTTTGAGTTTTTCAATGACAGCCTGTTTGTATCGTGGAGTGATATAGAGTATCGCATGAGTTCCCAACATATTCAGTACCCTTACCTGGGTAGGTGAATAATATCCTACTTTGCAAAATCCCTCATTATAATTACCTGTTGGATGGCTTGCACATTGACTTAATCCAAAGTAGATAGCGTCTGCGCCGTGTACAAAGTCAAATTCAGATACACCTGTAAACTCAACGTCATCCTCAAGGAGAAGGATTGGTTCGTTCATGTATCGAGTCAGTATCTCAACGTTCGCATTCGCGAGGCATCTAGGATATCCTTCAGTGCCTGATTTGTAGTGGACCACATCCTTAAATCCAAGTTCAGCAAGCATGGTGTCCATATGAACCTTCCGTGCATGGTACTTTTCGTTATGGTCTGGACAGATATACACGACTTTGAAGTCTTGAATTCTCATTACTTACATGGATATATTTTTGAATAAGATATCACCGCCATAATCATAAACCACTGACCATTTAGGTCCGAAAAATGCAATGAGTTGATCGCGATTCATTTGTCCTTCATATAAATCTGTACCATACTCTGTATAGACATACCGGGTTCGTGCTAAGGTTTCTTTCGCTCCTGAAAACACCATATCTTCCGCACCTTGAACATCTACCCAAATGAAATCTATGACTGTATCTTTGAGACTTGGAATATCATCTAGACGTCTACAGTCTACCATGGTTGTTGTTGGGAACGTGATCCATTTATGGGCATCCAGATGTCCTGTAGGTTTCTTTAATGAAGAGGATGATGACCAGTCATTCTCTCGATGTTGTAGATCTTTATGATTCTCACCTACAGACCCTGAAGACATAAAGAAGGGTCGTTGTTCGTTTTTATCAGAGAGTGCAATTGGATAGAATTCACATAGACGGTCAATTTTGCTGTCACGAATGATCTTGATATTTCGTGGATCCGGTTCAAATGCAACAATCCGTGCAAATGGATGAATTCGTTTGAACATCAATGTATCTTCGCCAAAATGGCTTCCGATCTCAACTAGTACATTGACTTTTAATGAACGAATGAAATCATAAATATCCATTATACGTGACTATACTTAATAACGCTTAAATCATATCCCAGTGATAGACCGTCGAGCAATGGAAGGCGCGAGAGTATTTTGCCGAAGTTCATCATGTCCTCCACGTACAGTTTTATCAAGAAATACAATACAACATTGATTTACATACGATGGTACTAAAGGTTCATGCATTGCAAATGGAAACTCAAGTACTCTAGGTGGATTCTTCCAGAAGTACCAATTGAGATGTGATTCATCATGCCAATCAGCCATTACATTGTTATTCATATCCGTCTGTATCCGCTGTTTCAATTCGGCAGTGAGCTGCATGAACTTAGAATGTGGTCCACCAAAGAATCCTCCGCAAAAGTATACTTGATTTTCATCGAGGGGGATATATGCAGTACTGGCTTCATTCGTACACACCGTACCCTTTAGTCGTTTTATTATTAGTTCATGGTCAAGATACACGAACCCTGGATGCATAGTACCTACAAGATCATTAGTCAGTAGATTCACAGTTATAGGATTTATAAAAGCAGAATCCACATCACAATAAAAGCTATAGTCTAATGGTTTATTGAACATTGAAAAGTAGTGAAACCGTTTTAGTGTAACATAAGGCCATCCTTCATGTGGAATTGGAATGATATGAAACTGAATAGTTCTGTACCGGTCTGATATTATACGTAGTGATACGTTATCTGAATAAATAATGATATGTCTGTTTAGACCAACGAAGAAGTATTTATCTGCAGTTTCAAGTATCTTTGGTAGGAACTTTACATATTGGTTTGTAGCAATTAAATGAAGACCGACAGATGGTGTTATTTCATTCAATCGTTGCTGATAGACTCTTCTACTGAGCATTATATACACTCATTCCAAGAATTTACAATCTTAACCGGATAGGCGGCATAGAGATGAGTTAATGAATTCCGAAGTACCACCGGTGTAGCTCCACATACAATCGCTTCCCAAACTCGGTGGGTATCGATACCTGTACCTTCAGGACAGAGGACATACTTTGAGCGACATAAGTCTTCATAATACTGTTCAGAAGTCCGATTTCCTAGTATGACTACTCTCGGGTCATCTTTCATCGCATTGTAACATTCAAGTCGTTTTTGAACTTGTGTATGAATGCTGAAATTCATGTAGATTTCAATAGTACGTGGGACGTCTAGACGCTTGAATGTAGTTAGATAGGATATACTTGCATCTGGAACTCCGAGAGGAATGGTTGTAAGCTGTGGATGTTTGACGGTGGTATTGATTGCATAGATGTGAATGGAATATGGAAGAAGCGCATCTAGTTTTCTTTGGTCAAAAGGCTGATCGGAGTTATGAATGACAAAGTTATATCTACGTCTGTAAATTGAAGAGAGTGAACGTACAAATGCATGCACTAGGTCTCCATTAATAAATACACGATCACCGGTTCTCGCTTCAGATGGGGAATATTTAGGATGACCTGGGTATCGTGAATCAACAACCCATTGACAGCTATCTGCGAAGTATTTACCTGACAGCATTACTGTTCTTTAAGATAAGATGAACGTTTTTTCATTCTGTTTATATGGTCCCTATAATGACCGGTATTATCCGGGTATGATTGAGAACATTCACTTGATTCATAAGCACTTTCCCGGTTGGTTTGTATTTGTCTACACGGGGTCCGACGTAACACCTGACATGATGGCGAAATTACAGGATGCACCGTATGTTGTCGTCAAACCCACAGGCAAAACTGGTATTGAAAACATGATTGACCGATTCACTGCAATCAATGAACCCGATGTGAACGTCATGTTCGTACGGGATGCAGATTCTCGCATCCATTGGCGCGACCGATGGGCGATTGTGGATTTCATGAACTCGCCGCAGTTTATTGCACATACGATTCGTGACCATAAGGAACATTCGGCTTCATTAATGGGCGGATTGTGGGCACTGCGTAAATCAGCCGGTATCAACATCCTTGAAGAATACGAAGCGTACAAACTCAACCCTGAAGACCGCGGAATTGCATTAGACCAGAACTTTCTAAGCGTGAAGATTTACCCGAAGGTGAAACATAGTATCTTAGTTCATCATGGCGGTGGACCTACGAATTACTTTGAAACAGTGCGTGCATTCCCAACTCCATGGACAGAATCGTTGTATTGCGGTCAAGTGGAGAAGCCTGGATTCAATGAAGATGCGTCAAGGAGGCTACCGCCCTTCCGATTGAAACTTTCTAGGTGATTCATAATGAAGACTCAACGTTCTATCGGATCTCGTCGTAAAGTATGGAATGGAACCGCTAAAAAGACTCCAGGTGGACTCACTAGGAGCGACCTCATGATGAATAAATATGGTCGTATTGTTTCACGTAAGAAGGCTGCCCGTGCACGCAGTGGTCGTGCATTTACAAGACGCAACTAGAGATGTTCCCTGAGTAAAAAAAGACCTGTAATAATGAATCCAAGTCCAATGTATTGCTCTGGTGTTTTCAAACGATCACCCAGAATAAAATAGGCTGCAATGCTTTCTATAATGGTGGATATACCATCCCACATACCGTTGACGTAGAGTAGGTTTCGTGTTCGAAGACATTTAATGAGGAAGTACAATACTCCCATGTATCCAGCTATACCGCCTACGAGGTATTTTGGCTTATCCGTTTTAGCGTAAAATGCAGCACTTATGTCCCCAAACACTTCAACCGATGCTAATAAAACGATATCCAATGTACTCATGTCTTATACCTATAGGTTTTTTTGAAGTAAAGAGATAATGGATCCGGGAACGATCGGACTACTCGTAGCGGAAGGTTCTGCACTGGCTGCGATTGCAGCTGCATATTCACTTGGACGAGAACCCACTAAGACGACTACTTCTACAGTACCACCTACTGAGACAGCTGCACCACCACCGGCTCCAGCTCCAGCACCCGTTGAACCAGTTGCGGCTCCAGCTCCAGCTCCGGCTCCAGCTCCAACTGAAGTTGAAACTCCTCCAGTTGAACCCTCTTCAGGCGAAGATCCTGAACCTGTTCCTCTAACTGTTCCAGCTGAACCTGAAAAATCGTTAGACGAGATTGTGAATGAGGCGATTCTTAAAGCTCAAATCGATCAATATACGCCCGCTCGAGGTACAGTCTTTCAACGATTGAATCCGGCTGCAAACATGAATGCAGCGTTGATTAACCGTGCAAGTACAATTTCAGCTCGTAAACAGCAGGGGGGTCGAAGACGAACCTTTCGTAATCGTAGAGGCGGTGAAGCGAGCTTTGAGAAGCGCGTCTCTTCAAAACTCTACTCGCTGAAAGACTCTGACCCACGACCTCAAACAGCGTTTAAAACACTTGTAACCGTTAAAGAAGACCGGGTTGCTACGCTTCTATTACCTGTGTTTAACGCGTTCGTATGGTGGAGATACAAGGTTCGAATGTTTCCCATTCGTTATTCACCTATATTGGTTGCAGATGCAGAGACTCTGTTCGACGATGCACTCAAAGTACATGAAGACATCCATCCAATCTTTCTAGGTGCAGATCGTTCATTCAAAGCTGAATACATGAAACCGACTACAGGCAAAAACGTATTCTTAGAGGGAACCAACCCATTTCCTCAGACTGAACAAACACCTGAGCAGAATCCATTCACTCCACCTGAAAAGGCACCTGAACCGAATCCATTCACTCAACCGGCAGTCGTTGAACCAGTTGCTCCACCTGCTACAGACCCCGGTGCAGGCACAGGGTTATTTACGAAAGAACAATCACAACCATTAGAAATCCCTCCTGAACTTCAGGTAAAACTCGATGCTGCACGTGAAAAGTTTGAAACACTGAAAACTAAAATCGCAGACGAGGAGGAGAAACTGGGTAGCCCTTTTGCTAAAACTGATAGTAAGCAGAAACGTAAAGCAGTTGAAACACGAGAGAAGAACAAACTACTTGCTGCACGTAATGCAGCTGATGAAAAGGCGGCGCTTGAATCCAAACGAACGAATGCAAATCAAGCGAGAGATGAACGTGCTCGTAAACGCGCCGGAATTGTTCCTACAGCTGTAGAGTCTTTGCTTGAAACCACTGAAACATCTACTAATGAGGCTGCTGAAAGTTTGAAAGCGTTGGAGAAGGAACAACCTACTTCAGCGTCTCAAAACTGGTTTATGGATGCAGAAAATGAACTACAGATGTACTTTGACTACTACAATCAAGTTGAACGTGACCTAGCAGATGTCCCTACTGTTGTACCGGCTACTCCTCCACCTCCTCCATCCGATACACTTGCACTTGCAGACAAGGCGATTGCTGAAGGGAGAGAAGGACTCAGAAGGTCAGCCGCAAAACGAGAAGAGGCAGCCGCTCGGCTAAACGCAATAAAGACACCCTTCAATGGTGGAACTCCAAAGAAACGTAAACACAAGAAAACGCGTAAATTGACTTTCAGGAGAAGTCGCAAGCAATGAATAAATGCCTTCGGACTCTGAAGACATTGTGCTTGCTAGAACAGCTCAACCTGGACCGATTCGTATTCTCGCTGAAGGTCTCAAATCCATGCTTGTGGAGATGAGTCTAGTCTTTGATAAAGATGGAATCCGCATGATCGCAATGGACAATACGCGCACTGTATTGACTCATATGCGTCTCCATGCGTCCAAGTTTGAGCAATATGAGTACAATCATTCGGCTCCTAAGTTGGATGTCGGGTTGAATACAGATCACTTCTATCGTATTGTGAAGACAGTGACTAACGAAGATACGATTATCTTTTCAGTTTCCAAATCAGAATCTAACCACCTTTGTATCACACTTGAGAACGGTGATAAGAAGCGTCGTATTCGTAATAAACTCAACTTATTGGACCGAGATGAATCCGATATTAACATGCCTGAAACTGAGTTCGCTACACGTATCACTATGCCGTCCATGGACTTTCAGAAGATCTGTAGAGATATGACGTTACTCAGTGCAAAAACAGTGGATATCAAGAACGTAGGTGGAACGTTGACGTTCACCTGTAAAGGTCCGTTTGCATCTCAGACTGTCACCATGGGCGATTCAACTTCAGACATTGCGATTACCAAGACTAAAACCGATGAGATTGTTTCAGGTACATTCAGTCTGCCTCATTTGGTCTTGTTTACCAAGTGTTCTAACTTATCCAACAATCTTGAGATTCACATGAAAAATGATTGGTTCATAATGATTCGCTATGTGATTGCGAATCTAGGCGATATTAAGCTGTGCTTGATGCCCTGTAATACATGAGCTAGAACGTGTTTGACCATTCAATAAACTTCTGTTTCATTGCGGTCCATCGAACTTCATCAAACTCAAGCGTGAACGAACGATTGAGATTTTTCAAGTAATAGATTCCGCGCTTTGCTTTCCAGACCGCCATGCTTGCGAGAAGCTTTGCTTCGCTTTGTATCTGTGTGTCTTCAAAGACCTTTAAGTTATAGTAATCGTCCACCATCAGAATGGTTGAATCCAATGTAATTCCGTCAATGGGTGCAACAAGACACATGGATGGAGTCAATTCTAAACTGACTCCATTCGCTGAAACGAATGAAACCGGATAGACATCTTGACCTACAATTCGACTCAAGTCTTCACTCGGATCACCTGTAAGAATCAGTTTCATACAGTCATCATGATCCTGTTCATATGCATTTGGAGGACGTGGGTTTCGTGTCACCAAGCGTTGGGCGAGTTCAGGACCTTTGAGGGAAGCAGGACAGACGACCTTATCTGCATGAAAGGTAGAGAGAGCGCGAGCGTAGTAAGGCATTGTTCATTGATAGGTTCAATTCTACAGTATTCGTTTTTGAGTAGTAAAAACGAACCTTCGTGATTGACAGTACAGAAAGGCATGGGCATCGTCAAACCTTTCATGAAATGGGTTGGAGGAAAGACACAGATTATCGATACTGTACTTGAACTATTCCCCACTGAAATGAATAACTACCATGAACCATTCCTGGGTGGTGGAAGTGTTCTTCTAGGTCTTCTTTCACATCGGCAGACTGGGTCAATCAAAATCACTGGAAAAATCTATGCCAGTGATTTGAATTCAAACCTGATTGCACTCTATAAAAACATCCAATCAAACCCGGATGACCTGATTGCAGAAGTCAAAAAGCTGACAGATGAGTTTGCTAGATGTGAGGCAACCGAGGTAAATCGTGAAGCTTCAACGTTAGAAGAAGCATTGACATCGCAAGAATCGTACTATTTCTGGATTAGGTCAAGGTTCAATGCGTTGTCAAAAGATGAACGAACCACTGTACCTGCATCGGCTATGCTACTGTTTATGAATAAGACCTGCTTTCGAGGTGTCTATCGTGAAGGACCTAGAGGCTTCAATGTCCCCTTTGGGAACTATAAGAGACCTTCCATTCTAGATGAAGAGCATATTCGCTTGGTTTCAAGATTGATTCAGGATGTTATCTTCACTCAGTGTTCGTTTACCGATTCGTTAAGTAAGATTACTTCAGGTGATTTCGTCTATCTTGACCCACCGTATGCACCTGAGAACGAAACATCGTTTGTCTCCTATACATCGGACGGCTTCAACCTTGAAGCTCATGCGTTACTCTTCAAGCTCTGTGAAGATATGAAATCAAACAATGTAAGGATGCTGCTCAGTAACTCCGATGTAAAGCTTGTACGAGATGCGTTCCCTTCACCACTCTTTACGACAAAAATCGTAAACTGTAGACGTGCAATTCACTCTACAGAGCCGGGTACTCGCACCAATGAGGTGCTGATTACGAACTAAGAGACCTCAGAATATCAGAGGCTCCGATGAACTCAATTCTATTTTCACGGAAGAAGTCGAGAAACCTCTTTTTCTGTGGAGTGCACTTGGATCCGGGTAAGTTACCATAGCTTTCTCTACAAATCTTCTCAGCTCCACCCATGCATACAATCTTGAGCGGCTTACCGTAGAGGTCTGGGATTTCAGCATACTTGAAAGGGCAACCTAGTATCTTTTCACCTGCAGTTCCACCTGTGTGGAATGTTCCAGCCTTTGCTTCTACAATTGCATCCTCTACCTCTGAATCAGGTTGATAATGCTCTTTCTTCACAGGCTTTGAAACAGTTTTTCCAAGTAGTGAGTACAGTTCTTCGCAGAGATGCTCTCCGAACTTATTCGTCCATTGCTTATCTAACTTCAAATCGGGACGACGAATCTTCAACATGGTCTGTCCCCATTTATCTTCGAGGACTTTAAGGACTGCTTCGTCTGCTGTTTTGTTCTTCTTTTCAATTGGGGGAAGGAATGAAAGGTCTCCAAACAACCACTGTACAACTTCCTTCTGACGAAGTAGTACAATCTTTGTATTTTCAACTTTGGAGATGTACGTGAGGAACTTTGTGATTTCCATAGTAACTAGAATGTTTGGGGATATAGACCTTTCGTAGAGTGCTAGAATTCGTTTTCTTACTTCAATTGAAAAAGCTACTACCCAAGAGTCTAATTACTTGGCTCTCATGTTATGAGCCTTGTACGCGATATCGTCACCCAACTTCATCTTCAGCGAAGGGTTGAAGAGTCGGCGGTCGGAGAACGCAGTCGATAAGTTCCAGACCTTGATGATATGGAATTGTCCTTTAGGACTCACAGTTACCCCTGCAACTGTATCGTTATTGGTTTTGAGTAGGGTATGGGTTAAGCAATGAATCATGCAGTCAATGAACACTGCATGAGTTTCTGAAGCGTCTACTTTCTTAGACCATGCACCTCCACGGTCATTTTCAGGTGCATCCCAGAGTGGTCGTATTCCTTCACGCATGAAGAAGAACATGCCTGATTCCCAGACATCTTTAGGGATTCCATCGACTATACTCCAGAATTCGGAGACGAGTTTGATTTCATAAATACGGATATAACTTTCAAGGCTGTAGTCATTGTTAGAGGGATCGTGGTACCAAAGTACCCATTTGATAGGAAGAGTTGTCGTCGTCATTTCGGGCGCACTCATTCTTATTTGAAACTACAACAATCCGTTTTTCGGAAAATGAATCCCACTCTTCCACAAGATAAGGAGAGCGCCGAACATGGACTCCTTAACTGTCGCTTCAATTTACGCTATGCGTCCCTCCGAAAAACTTCCCCTTCCCGATTCTGTGATTGAAATCTTCTCTAAATTACGTACTTCCTTCCGTCCCGTCTTCCGTCGTCCCCCTCGCCGAGAAGCTCCCGTTGTTGAAAACGCGAACTGGCGACAAAATGCTCTTGTTGAAACCCTTCGTAAAGTCCGTGAAAAGGACGATGCAGATTACGATGAGATTAATGCTGCAATCAACAAGCTGTCAAAGCCTACCTATTCCAAGCTGTGTGAAATCATCAAAACCAAGCTTGCAGCCCGTGATGCGATGTTCCGTCTACGAGTTACAACACTCCTGTTTGACCGGGGTATCCGTCAGAACTTCTATGCAAGTATGCTTGCAGACTTGTACTCAGACATTGTCAAGCTCAGTGAAGATGCACGACAAGATCTGGCTACACAGGTTGCAATGTTTGATTCACTCTACGATATGTCTGCCGTCACAATTGTCCCAGCCTCTACAGATGCAGGATTTGATGATGCATTGATTGCATGGACCAAACAGAAGGAAACGAAACGTGGATTCGCAGTCTATACTTCCGAACTCTACTCTCGTGGACTCATTCCAGAAGCAACCATGGCAGCCTTTGTCTCCACCATTGTAGACGACCTTCGTGAGAGCATTTCTCAAAAGAAGACGCCTCCCGTCGAAGAACATGTAGACCATCTTGTACGATTCTTGTCCGCAGTCGCGCCCAAAGTCAAGGAGGTCAAGGCTAAGGTTGTTGGAATTCTCGCCATTCCACGTGCAGAAACACCTTCACTCTCAATGAAATCAAGGTTCAAGCTAGAGGATGTCTCTAAGACTCCATAGCCGGCGTTAAAATAAACGCAAACACATCCTTTACTTCACATAAATGAGTGTTCCATCTGCTACAGTCATGGCTCATGTTGCTAAGCTCGCGATCGAACATGATCGACCGATTTATTTGGACTATTTTTCTGATTCCTTGTCCAAGCAGTGTTGTATTGGAGTGACAGACGAAAGCAAGTGCCTAGTCAAGTCCGATACTGAATATACTTCTCCTATTGAATCCATCATGCGTCTCAAGGAAGAGAAGATATACATCATCATGACTGAAAACAGTATTTATGTAGTCTCAGCCGACATTCCAGTCAAGCGCATTGTTCAGCCATCTAAGGACACACAGGTCTCATAAGACAATGACGATTGAATCTTTTTCAATGTTTCCACCTCCTCATCGAATTCTGTTTGAACCACTCAATGACCGAACTTCACGGACTACATGGACGAACTATGTAGAAACGAATAAACACCGATGCGACTTTGAAGAAGTAGATGCTGCAGTGATGAATTCCATTGACGATTTCGCACCCTGGATCACTCAATGGATGTCTTTCATTCCATCTCAAACTCATATTCGCATCCGTGTACTGATGGTGTGGCATGCACACTTTTTAACTGCAGCCTGTCAGCAGATGCTTCGTCGTTCACTTGAACAACGCTCCTTTCGCTGCCGAATTTGGTTTCATATTGAAGAACCCACTCTTCAATCTGCAATTGTATCTCGGTGCATCATGACCCGAATGTCTCCTTACAGTCATCTTCCTGAAGTTCAAGGTGAATTGGATACATCGTTATGGGACGATCCTCATGCGTACGAAAAAGGAATGCAGAAGATCGAATGAACAGTAAAGCATGCGTGTCTTTACAGATGGAGCTTGTTCATCCAACGGACGCAAAGATGCTAAAGCCGGTTATGCAGTTTGGTTTCCAGAACACCCTGAATGGTCCATTTCGAATCGCATTCCAGACTCAGAAGCTCAGACCAATCAACGAGCTGAACTCTATGGAATTCATGCAGCTATGGAGATTCTGACCATCAAAGGAGCGTTTGC